GCTATCGTGCCAGCGAAACACATTCGGTTTTTTACTGTTGATCAAGTGGGACATCGCGTTGACCCATTGCGGAGACTTGATCGCTTTCAACCTTCTATACTGTGCATCCTGGACCACCTTAAAAACATAACAACCTTTGAGAGCGTAACAGTCATAACATACTGAGCCCGGAACCTTCTGGAGCTTTGCGCCAGTCTTGCATTCTTTGGCAGGTAAACCAATTGACCAGCCCGGCATCTTTGACGGTTTACTTAGGCTGCCGCCTATAATCTGTAATGCTTTCTTTGTATTCATACGTCCTTTATAATCCTATAATTCTATTTGTCAAGCTTGAAGCTTGAAGCTTGCGGCTCCAGGCAGTCAGTTCCGAATTACTTCGGCCCTGCCTGCGAGCGACCAGTAGCGCATTTTACTTTATCGCGCGACGCTCACTGATCCCAGGCTACACACAGCATGATCTTAAGTGAAGCCCGGTGACAATTGTTTACCGTTCGAACAGGGCTTAACCTGTATATAGCCAGGGATCAGTCTGATCCCAGGTCCAATCGCATCTACCAGCTAGAGTCAATGCAATTACGATAAAATCCTAGCCATCTTATCTGGACCAGGGATCAGTTAGGGTGTAGTTGTTATTCTCTTTCGAGTAAACACCGCACAACCCTAAGTTGTCCCAGGGGTAGTTATTATTAAGGGTCATACCCCAGGACCCTTTATCATATATAATACTTGACAATCCTATTGTCAAGTGATAATTTTAAATTATGCAAACAAATAACAGAAAGGCATATATGACTACTAAAAAGATAACACTTAACGCAGAAAAGCGAAAAGTGATTGCCGATCAGTTTCAATCTTTTTACGAGAGTAAAGTGAAAGATAAATTGGTAGAGGCAAAAGAACAATACGACCTTATGCGAGAAAAAGCAAAAGTTGCTATTAATAAAGTTGTAAGGTTTCATCAACCACAGGAAGATGTTGATACAATTAGAAAGATGATTTCAAAATACAATAGAGCAGGTGGCGAGTTGTATGAGGATAATTGTTTCTATGTTCAACAACCAATAATTAAAGTTGATGACGAGGGCAAAGAGTATGA